ATAGATGATGTCGCTCAGGTCTTCGCGGTTGCCTACGCTGTCGTAGGTCGAGAAAGTGTCGGCGGGTTGTGCCATTTGATGCTCCAGCGCCTCTCGGCGTTAGGTTTAGACTTTTCCAGCAGCCAGCAGATAAGCAGCAACGCTGCCTTGCTTGCCGCCAGAGCTTCGGACGTTTTGTCTGAGGTTTTGCAGAGTCTTCTGCACCGTGTTTTGCTGGGCCTGTCCAGGCTTCACAATCTTCGGGGCCATCCTGACCTTGTTCTCAATCGCGGGCTTGGATGCCTGCAATTGGTCAAACAGCATTGCCTTGCGCCAGACTGCGACGGTTGCCGCGCTAGCCAAAGGCCCATTGCTGACGGCTTCCACCATCTGCTCCGGGATGCCGCTTTTCACAGCCCATGCGCGTAGCTGAGTGCTTTCCTTCTGGAAAACCTCCGGGTTCTTCCACTCGGGAATCACCTCGGGTAGCCGTTGCATTTCCTCGGCCACCTTCTTCTGCACGCTTTGCACAAACTGCTGCGACTGCTGCGCTTTGCCTCGCTCAACTTCCTGATAGACGCCAGCAAGCTGTGCCTTACGGTTGTTGAAATCGAGTTGCAACGCAGCGAACTGTGCCGCATCGGTCTGCCGCAACGTGTTCCAGTCAATTGACTGGTATTCGCGCATCAGTTCGCTGGCGGCGACGTTAGCCAAGTGTTCGACCTGTTGGAGTCGGGCTTGGACTTGCTGCTCTACCTCTTGAGCACGGGTGTTCAGCGCTTTCTCGCGCTCAGACACCTCCATGCTTTTCTTGTTGACGTGTCCCTCAAGCTGGTAGGACTTCACAAGGTCGGCAAACTTGGCAGCACCTTCCGCTCCGTCGATCTTGGTTTTCACCTTGATCGAACCATCTTCATCCACGTCAAGCATGGATTCATCGATGCCCAGCACTTTTGCCAGGTCTGCGGTGGTCAACTGCGGCTGCTGTTCCTCTGACTGTCCATCGTCTGACGGCCCATCAGGCACTGTTGGTGCAGGGCCTTTGTCGGGCTCTGCGGTTTGTTCCGGTGCGTCCTCAACAGGCGAAAGGAAACGCTCCAATCGGTCTTGCACACTTGCGTCCCCTGATTCGGGGGTAGCTGTTTGCTCGTCCATTACTCACTCCATGCGGTCGTCTCTCGACGATGCGCTTGCCCCAAACTAGCCAAAACGGCTATGCAGCGGGGGGCTGTTCCGCTGTATCTATCGGATGAACTTGAGTAGCCCTTTACGGCGCTCCAGTTCGTCCAGTTGCACTTCTGCCATCTCGCCGTCTTCCACCTTGCGGATGAATTCCCGCTTGATGGCTTGCAGCAACTGCTGGCTGATAACAATCCGTTGTGTTTTGTCCTTGTTGTCCGGGTCACAAGCCAGCGCCTGCCCTTGCAGATAACCCTCTACAGCGGTGAATGCTTCCTTGAAGTGCCGGTTTTCGAGCACCTGCTTTGCCTCGATGGCATCGCTGCGGCGCTTTTCTAGGTCGCTCATACGCCTCCTACCGCGCCATCAGACGCGGCCTCTTGAATGGGTGACAGCACGGTTTGCGCGGACAACTGCGCGGCATCCAGCTTGCTCTCGGCGTTGATGCGGGCAATCATCAATTGGGTTTCTTTCTGCATCTGAGCCTTCTGCATTTCAAGCTGGGCCTGTAGCTGTGCTTTGAACTCTGCTAGCTCGCGCTCCATCGTGAGCTTGGCCTGTTGCTGCTGGGCCTCTACCTGCTGACGGGCGGCGTCAACCTGCGTTTGCATCTGCATACGGGATTGCTCTAGCCGGCCTTGCTGCTGTAGCTCCATCTGCTTGGTCTGTGCCTGTGCCTGAATCTTCAATTGATCCACGGCAAGATGCGGGTTCGGCTGGCTGTTCCGTTGCCGCTGGATTTGCGCAAACTCAGGGCTTTCCGGGGACAAGATGTACTTTTCCGGCATATCAAAGCCGAGCGTCTTGGCAATGTCCTCAAACAGCGCGTAAGCCTGTTTTGGCCCCACCATGCCCTGCGCTCCAAGGCGGTCTTGCAGGCCGCCGACCAACAGCAGTTTCTGGCGGCGCTCTTCCTCGTTGCCGGTGCCCAAGCCCACGTTGACGGTAAGGTCGGTGCGCTCCTTCCATTCCTGCGGGTTGACGTTGACCCACTTGCCGCGCATCTTGACCATGCGGGCCTTGTCCTGGTGGCGAACCAGCAAGCCGTGGACTTGCAGGAATAGCTCTTTGACGCCTGACTCGGCCAGCATCCGGGTAATCATCTCGACCTTCTGGCTGGCGCGGTTCAGGTTCTCCATGAACGCGCCCTTAGTGGTCTGCTTCAAGACGTCCGGGTCCATGCCCGTCGATGCCTTGGTGATGCCGGTGCGGTTTTCCTTTACCTTGTCGTAGTAGTCAATAGCCGGGAGAATCTGGTTCAGGATGGGCGCAGATACGACAGGAATTGCACTCCCGCCCACGTCCATATCACCCTTCACGCGCTTCACGCCACCCGGCGTAGAGGACAAGAAATCCGTGAGGTTGACGCGCTCATTGACCAGCCATTGTTGATTGTTGGTCAGGTAGATGTTGTCCAGCATCTGCCGCTTGAGAACGGTCTGAATCTCCTGAAGGTCGGCAAGTTCGTCGTCCAGCGATTCGCCTACGTGGCGATGCGGCACACGCTTCGCAACAAATGCGGTGATCGGCACCGCTTCAATCGCTTCGTTCCAGTCGTCGCCCGGTGGAATCCTGTCCGCAACCGTTACGACCTTGCGAAGCTCGGCAACACCGTCGCCGTCATAGTCCACACGGATGTAAGCCTCACAGAACTCGATTTCGTCCATCGAACGGTCAACAAAGCTCGTATCGAGCCGGTCAGACTCGTCAATGACGCTATCGCGGGCGCGGGTTTGCGTGTCAGTGTCTTGGTCGGTGAAGGACGGCAGTTCATCCACAAACGAGCGCGGCATACCCATTTCGATAAGCTCGGAACGGGTCTTGCGGGTAACGTGCTCGGTAAACGGGGAGTCTTGCAGCGACCCACGGCAGCGGCGGGAAACGCGAATTTCCTCGGTCGGCACGGCCATGACGCTGACCTTGCCCTTCTTGCGCTTGACTTTCAGGTCAATGTCTAAAAGCGAAGTCGGCACCGGCCCGGCGGGCGTCATGATTTCGGTGACTTTCTCCTCTTGCTCGGTGATTTCGACCTCTGCGCCTTGGCTTTCGAGGTCTTGAATCATCATCACAACCTGCTCCATCGTCAGGCCGGAGTAACACTCCTCGGTGATCTTCTCGGACTCGTCCCAAAAGTGCTTTACATAGCCGTTCTTGAGGATCAGCGTGTCCTTGAAGGCATCGTGCAGCACCATGAAGCCGTTGTTGTCCTTCATGATGACCTGGTTGGTGTAGTCGCTCTCCTGTTTGGCCTGTTCTTCGTCGTCAGGGCCTACCGGGTCAAACTCTCCAACAGCGCAGGATTGCGTGAATACGCGCATCACGGCAGGCAGCGCCCAATCAACCGCTTCTGACAGGTCGCGGCTCACTACCTGAGACTTGCCCTCTACCTCGTTGCCGTAGGGGCGTCCGTGGTAGTGGTTCAGTGCGGTGGCGCGCTGGTTCGACAGGTCGCCGTCCTCCATGCCAAGCGAGTCGTCCCGCTGGGCTCGGATGATTGCGACTAGTTCGCGGTCGTCCATCATGGATATTCCACGCCCTCAGTGGGCAGGTTCTGTGCGGTCAATGCAGCTTCGCAGCGGCGGATGCGCTCTGTGCGGGTCAGCGTGTCGGGGCTTTGGCCGTTCCATACGCGCATGGCGTAGGACTGGGCAAGGTCGTAAACGTCAGAGCGGCTATGTATGTGGGCGTACTTCTCATTACCCTTTGCCGGGTCTTTGCTTTTTGCCTCGACATCAGCCATTGCAGCCTCTTTCATGGCGTAGGCTTGTGCCGGATTAATTGGCTCTTGCACTTTGGGCGGGCGTCCGCGTCGTTTCGGTTCGTTCATACGATGTATTTAGTGTTGACCTTCAAAGGCGCAGCCCAATCGCTTGATGCAAGCCGCGTATCTGCAAAGGTGTTGTTCCATGCGTCGGCCAGGTTCGGGCTCTTGACGCCTCTGGCTTTCAGTTCAGGCTTGCCCTCGACCTTGATTAACCCGTTGCTCAGAATCGTGTAAGTCGGGGTCGTCAGTTCTGCAATCAGTTCGTCGTCGTCGCAGAGCTTGCAGTCTTTGGATTCCAGCCACTCACGGGAGCGCCACCAAAGTTGATCGCGCAGCCGGTTAAATTGGCGCTCACCCTCTCCGTTGGTTGCTTCTGACTCGGCAACGTTGACGCCAACGGCCGGCAGTTCCAGTTCTTTCAGCCTGTCCACCACGCCAGCGCCGATGCCGATGACGTCTACATTGATGGCAACAGGCCGCAGCTTTGCCGGAGTGGCGTCGTATTCAGCTTTAATCAGCCCGGCAAGCTGCATCGTGTCCTTGCCCCACCACTCCTTGACCTTTTCGAGCTGGTGATTGCCCTTTCGCTTTGCCAGTGCACTGGAGTCGTCACCAAAGCGGGCAACGTCAACGCCCCAGATGACTTTGGCCGATTGCACAACGTCAACCTCACGGATTCGGGCGGCTTCGCACAACTCCAGTGAGATAACGCCATCAGCAGCGCCTACAAATTCGCCCAAAACTCGCACCTTGTAAACAGGGCTGCGCTCCCCGTACTTCTTGCGCATGTTGTCGATGTACGTGCGCGAGACGCGGGGAGAGTCAACACCAGACCAATGCAAAGCCGCCCAGGCGCTGCGCATCTTGTGGTGGCTGTCAAAGAAGTAGCCGCTTTGCCGCGTTGGGTTTGCGGCCATCACTACATAAGCGCCATCCGTAGACAAAGCGCCTTCTGCCACCTCAAACACGTTATCCGCGACGCCTGACGCCTCATCAATGAGGAAAAGGATGTTGTCAGCGTGAAAGCCTTGCAACGCCTCAGGCCGCTCCGGTCGGCTGGTTCGCGCTACTGCGAAACCTTCATTCGGCGCTGACTTGAGCCGGAATGCGCCAGACGACCACTCAAATTGCTCACCAACTGCCGGGAGCCTGTCGCGCATGACTCGGTGCCACTTGGCTATTTCAGACCACAGTACATCCTCTAGCTGGTGGCTTGTGGGCGCTGTTGCCGGAACCTTGGCCGGGAAGTAAGACGCCAGAAACCACATGACGCACCACGACATAAACGTGGATTTGCCGGTGCCGTGCCCTGAGCGGATAGACACCCTGCGGCGTTCTACCAGCGCCCTGGACGCTTCCCACTGCTGTTCTGTTGGGTCAGCCCCTAAAACCTCCTGAGCAAACAGACAAGGGCCACCTTGCCGCCACCTAAGAATGGCCTGTTGCGTTGGGGACAAGTGCATTCAGTGCCGCCAATTCCTGATCTAGCGTCTTGGTCTTCACTGTCGCGTTCATTTCCACACTGGACAGCTTGGCATGGAGGTAAGGGGCCGCGTCTTTGGCAACGCTTGCAGCCTTCTCAAGCTCACCAGCATTGCGCAGGGAGTTCATGACCTCAAGCATCACCTCCAGCGGCGTAATGCCCTGCTGAACAGCTTTGTCGGCTATCTCGCGCGTTTTGACGTTGGCAGCGCCAGGCTTGCGCCCCGAGCCTTTCCTTGCGCCGCCTCTTGAGTTTGATTCCATTTGATTTCTTTTGATTTAATTCAAACAATCAAACAGGTTCAGCACTTCTTCGGCGGCTTCTTGCCTTTGGACTTTTTCATGCTGTCAGAGCCTGTAGGCTGTTGAGTTGTGCTTCTAGCTCTGCTATGCGGCGTTTTGCTGCCATCAAGTCAGCGTG